GCGTCCCTAATTCCGGGCTCCATAAATGGACGGGCGGGAATATTAGCGGCAGGAGAACCATAGTTGTGAATATACGCCAAAGCAGCGTTGTTAATTGATGTTGATGTTTGTCCGCGCTCTGGCTTGCGTTGATTTGTTCCGGGATTGCTTCCGTATTTCTGTTCGGTATCCGCAGGAACACCCACTAAGACTTGCGTTTTAGACAGATCCTGTATATATGATAGAACCTTTAAAAAGTGGTCAACAGGAGTAGAAAGCATGATCTTGTGGAAACCTAAATGGCTATATATTACTTGGTGTTGGTTTGATTACTTATTTTCACCGCGCGCGTCTTTAGCGCCTAACTGGTTCGTCGTAATCTATTGCAGACTAGTTAGTCATTCGCACGTAATCTGGGACAATCCCGGTGGATGGGAACCAGACTTACGATGCAGTCGCTGCTTCGATGATCTACACTAAAAACTTTAGTACCTGACATAAATTAGCAGCCTAGATTAAATACTACATCCTCTAAACGCCAGCACGCAATATGCGGATCCACTCGCCATAAAGTATTTCGTTGAAACATACGACGAATATAAGGATCTTGAATACCCGCAAACTGCGCTGACATACTCCGACTTTCTTGCGCAAAATGCGAGTAACATTGACGCACTTGCTGTTTATATTGCGCACAAACTTGACTCATAGGCTGAGCGAGTGCGCTGCTTGATACTAATAAAAAAATAGGTAGATACTTTTTCATGATTAACTCAGTGGGTCAAGAGTGTTTGCCTAATTTACCCTAATAATTATACGACTTGCAGCTCCATGCCATCTTCCAGCTGATCTCGTTTCAATTATCCACCTAGTTCCTTTAAGCAACCGCCGTGCCTGAAACCGGCATTGTCGTACCATATGAAGAGGATCTCCACGCGTAGCTATATGCTCAGCTATTTCCTCGCACGATATAAAATGTCCGGATCGGCTCAGTAGCAGCATAACAAACGCCCACACGCTATAGCCAACGGATTGTGAATTTATACTCTGTAACTCAACATCAAATACCTCTGAGTCAGGATTTGGTATTTTACCGCGACATCTCTGGCATAAAATCACTAATTTTGCCTATTTCTAGTTTTGAGAGGCAGTAATTTGTAAATTTTGAACAGTAGAACAACGGTTTAAGCCTATTCCATCCCCTCCGACCACAATAGTATCACCTCCTGATATTACAAAATCACTTGAATCACCTCCAATAATTGTATAGGTTACAGGATTATTATCTCCATTAAGAATAGACAACGTACCGACCATTGTTCCGGGCGCGGAATAACAAGATATTTGCGGAACGGACGGCGTTACTATTATACAAAACGTATTAGGTTGACAGACATTAAACCCAACAGTAACAGGTGAACTTGTCGTTTGTCCACTTAGTAAAAACCAAATACAAATATAACTTAAATTTCGGCATAATCTAATCGTGTTACTGAACAGCTTGAACAGTAACATATTCCGTACCTCCCAAACCTGCAATTATACCAGGGCCATTGGGGTCAATTACTAAATTGTTACCTTGTATGCCAAAAATACCATTATTGTTCTGAACAACATTATTTACAACTGCAAATCGAAAAGAACCCGTAAATGTTGCATTATTACTCCAAACACCTTGCATCGTAGCTACCACAGTACCCAAAGGCATATCAGTCATTAATGTCGAATATAAAGGCGTAACCACAACGCTTAAAGTAGGCAGCGGGGGCGGCGTTATCGAAGATAGTAATATAAATATAGACACTCAACTCATAGGCCTAGGTTGTGCCTGGCCTTGCTCTCTCAATATACGCCCTATTTCCGGAGGCCAAGGATCTTCCACCACCTGTGCTAACGCATTTACAAATCCAACACCAAACTTTGAAATATCACGTAAATCCAGTACCACATAAAGATTGGAATGCCAATAAACGTGATCAGCAAGGAGATTAGGCGCAGAACCTTGCAGAGGAAAAGTTGTGTTGATTTCAATTGTTCGCCGCATCAGGGAATAATCAGGCTGCCGCATCAAGTCTCCGGGCGACTGCGGTATGATAATTGCCCAATGATTATGCACCATGAGCCCCGTTGATTGCGCGCGGCCATTCTGATTTAAACTTTCCGTACGACGAATAATAGTTACGTTTTCGCCTAAAATACTTATCTCACGATAAACTATTCCGTAGATATTCACATCAAGCTCATAACGCTTATAATAATACTTCCGTCAATAATTACATCAAAACACAATGCAAAAGAAAAGACCACGTAAAAAATTATCGCTTACAACCGGTTGCAATACTTTATAGAATTCTCCTCAAGCCCCGAGAAATCGATGTGGCTAGATTTGATGCAACGAGCCAAAAGAGTTGACGGAGCTTGAGAAGTGGGCTTATCCCAAAGTGATGCCAAGCTGACGCGATAATCTATCTAAACTCTGCTCAATTCGTTCAAGCCGACGTAAGACATTTGGCGTATCCGAGGCACTTTGAGCTAAATCACTAACCGCTTCTTGGTGCTCACCATGCCGCTGATGTAGTCTTCCTATATCTTTACGCAATTCACTAATAGCTTGTTCGACGTCCTTATCCATCAAAAAGGCCCACTCTGATCGATCAAAGGTCGACCTGCGTATACTGGCTCAAATATTCGTTGTGGAGCAACTCGGTAATTCGCTGCGCGGTATTGCATAGTCGCATTCCAATATGCAAATCCATACTTAGTCTGCGCATACCACTGACCAGAACCTGGCGCAACTGCCAATTCGGAACTAAGACTAACACTTCCCTGACTGGCAGAAGAAATACGTCCCGGTGACACCGTTACTGCTTGACCATTTACAACGCGATTTAGTTCGGCTATGTGCGCTGTGACCATGTTTAACAGCATTGTCTGCTGCAAACAATCCTCAATCGGCCCTTCGCCATTATTAGCATGATATAGAGTAGCCTCGCACCACATCTCGTTGATCGTCTGCGAATCTACATTCGCAAACTCAGGGTAGCGCGCTGCAAATCGATTATAGTCAAAGCAAACAGATACGCCCATGATTTAAACCATAATTTACATCTATTTTAAAGCGAAGTAAATGAGGATCTCGCTACCCGTGCCTATCCCTATAGCGGATATCAAGGTTTGCTATTTACAGCCTGTTTTACGCGCGATTATGGATTATCTGTAGTGGTGCCTCTTTGAATGCCGCGCAGCTCAGGCGACTTAGAAGCCGGATCGGCGGGGTTGATCGGCTCAAACCCCGACAACTGACCTTTCATCTCTTTTGCCTTATCCCGCGTTCCTGCTTCGCTTGTTCCATATGCAAAAACGCAATGATTCTTAACGTAAGGCTGGTCAGCATTTTGCGACAACCACTCTTCCCAGAATTCTTTGGGAACACCTGTTGTTAAAGCATAACCATTAACCGTCGAAAGATCTGCTTGTCCTTTCAATACCGCCTCAATATTAATTGCATTGCCTTTTAGAACAAAGCGTCCGGCGCCTTCTTTTGGCCGGCTGCGCGGAACCATGCGTCCGCCGTTTGGCGCTCCTTCCCACTCTTCTCGCATCTCAAATAACTCAAGAATAAGGCCGTTCGGCAAATTACAAGCCACCGTAACAGTATCTCCGTCTCCGCGCGGAGGTCGCTGAACTCGCGACTGCGGAGTCGGAGGGTTAGATGAAGGCGCGTCTTCTCGCTTACGTAACTCACTCATTGGTTCTTTTATCCCACTCTTGTATATATAGCTAAGATCTGCCGCAATCCAAAGATCGTGAGGCCCGGTCTTTGACAAGCTTACCTCGAAAAGCCGCAGATCGGTCATTGATCCAGGAAAGGTAAGCAGGCCTCAAACTCCAACCAAAGGTTACAGACAACATGGACAATGAGCTCAGAAGCCGTTTATCAGACTTTATTCTTATAGCGGGCGGCGCGATTGTTGGCGTGGTAGCAACAGCAATAGTTTACTCAGGCCCTATTCTCTCATACAATTGCCACTAAACGCCAATCATTTGAGCAATCGGGAAGGTCATCCTTCCGATCCAGCCCCACGTCCCACTTGAGGTCTTCTGCCTAAACGAAGATACTGCCCGGATGATTGGGTGAGCGCGCATCTTTTCATTATAGGCACAGTAAGCAGTACGCTGCCCTTCGACCTCCGGACAAATCAACTGCACAAGATTTCCACCCAATAACCCCTGCTGCGGATTAGAACTCGAGATAGCCGCATACTGCGTTGCTTTCATAACTTTCATATTAGGAAAGTTCTTGTTCAGCAAGTCGCTAACATTAACGTTAAAGCTATTAGTCGCTGTTAGCGCAACCTCAGTCCCAGGGCTCATCGCTAAAATTAGCTCAGACTCTCGCGTAACCAGCCCATTCGACTGATTAACGAGTAGCTCAAATAGCGACTGGATATCGGTAAAGATTTCATTCGCTGTTGCCAGAACAACGCCGCCCGAAATCCACTGCTTGTTAGTCAAGCTGTAAGCCTTAGTGGATGGCGTCAGAGGTGCAGTCAAATTTGGATCGTTTAGCGCACCATAGTTCTGCAATCCAGCTATGCCAAACGCATAGCTAAAGTTACCAAACTTATTGAGCGATAACGCTGCAGCTTTATTAAGATCGGCCACATAGTTGATCTTGGCCAATCCCATCCGATCCATCTCGCGATCACCATACTCGATCAAAAGTTGAAAGAGATATGACTGCCGGTTCGGGAAGTTCGTGTTGATACCAGCGCGACCTTGCTCGGAGAAGTCACCGTATGTCGAGACCTCTCCCGTTGCCTCGACGACCGGGAACATGGCTGTTTCCATCAGCCAGTCACCCTTTTTGACCTCGCCAAAGATCTCCGCCATACGCAACGGTGCGTATAGAACACGAATGATATCGGGATCGATAAAAGTCGTCAACATTGCTGGGATAGCGGACGACGGATCTGTCGTAAGTGTCGGCAAGGCATCCATCGCGATCGTATAATCCCGACGAACGTCCTCTGAGAGGTAACCTCGCGCGTATGGAAAATGCAAGCCGACTTCCTCAAAATACGCACGATCTCGTGCCCATGCAGACATGCCCTCTGACAACGTCTGCGGTCTCCACTGCGTCGATAGCATGTCTGTCTTCCTTTCTTGGTCTTCAGGTCAAATTTTTCGGTTAAGGTGCGTTTTGGCCTTGCACTTTTCTGAAAAACTATTATATTAAGGTCTCAGGGCAATGATGCCCGCCGGAGAACGGAGAAGATGAAATGGCGCGTATGTTCGACCCGAGTCTCATTCATCACTACGCACTTGCCGGCAGCGCAGTACTAACGCTGGAATCCGCAAAAACCGGTGCTCGATTTACGTATAAGGTGCAAGCCCCAAATGAAGCGACAGAACGCGGCGGCCTAAAGAAAGACCACGGCTCAAATATTCGCTTCGTCAACCTACTTTCCGGTCCTGATAACGAGGCTTCCTACTGCTACATGGGACTACTGATCATCGAGCAGGCTGGTATCCGCTTCCGCGAAACCAAAGGTTCCAAAATCCGTTCCGACGCGATCAGTTTCAAAGCTTTCGAATACTTTGTGCGCGAGGTCCTCAACCAAAATCGCCTACCCGAGCACCTTGAAGTTTTCCACGAAGGACATTGCGGACGCTGTGGGAAAACGCTGACGGTTCCCGAATCGATCGAAACCGGTTTCGGCCCGGAGTGTTCAGACAAAATCGGCGTCGAGTGGGGACGAAAGACAACCTCAGTGTCGGAGGTCAAAAAAATCCCACTGCGTTCCTCGACTCCAACTACCTCAATCCAGACCCATAACGACCGAGTAGACGATCTGTTCCCCAGTGCAACCACCCCGCTGACCGTTCAGCTACGCGCTCATCTACGGAAGGCAGCCTGATGAACACAAAAGAGTAGGAAGGAAAATTACTCATGCCCACACCAAAAAAGCAATACTCGATAACGCTACGCTCCAGATTCGATGCTACGATCACTGGCTGGTATGACGGCAGTGACGCACGTTGGAGCACCGATCACAAGCGGCGCAGGACTTTCGTTAACAAACGCAAAGCTGCGCCTATCGTGCATCAGCTTCGTAAGCTATGCCCACGTAACGCTGAGTATATTAACTTAGAAAACTGCTAGTTTCCACACGCGAAAAAGGACGATTAAAATGCCACGGGGAACCACGCCAAATGATATAGCGCGCACTAAAAAAGAAGGTTCCGCGCCCACTCGCCTTCGTTCCCTCACCAGAGAGCAAAGCGATCAGCGATTTCGCGAAAAAATAGAACGCCAGAAGAAGAATCTCCGCTTCAATTCAGCCGCGCGCTCTTTTCGACTAACTAAGGCCAAACCTTAGCCTGGAGCCTGCGACGTCATCTTGAACAACTCGCCGGGGGCTGCCCCGCTCTCGGCGATCCATTTTGTTTCGATATTGGTCGTAGACGTAATAGTTGTTGCACCAGCAGTCTGTGAGGGCGACACAACCCAATCCAGTGCGTCGATCTGACCCCACACGGTCGTACCCGCGGTAACCCCCGTACCGGAGATCAAGCTGCCGGAAACCGGTTGCGGTGTTGCTGTATTGAGCGTCAGAATGCCCGAGGTACCGGCAATCGCTTCGCTAGCAACGCTTTGCCCGCCGATATTCAACGAATAGCGGCCAACCCCACCAAGGGCTTCGCCAGACGCTAACGGTATGAGCTGCGATACAATTTGGGATCCCGTAGCAACGCCAGCACCAGTAATAATCGTACCATTAACCGCTGTTCCCGCCGCAACTGCTGTCAGCGTAAGAGTATTGCCTGAGATTGACCCCGTCGCTGATAGTGCGGTTGCTGGCGCAATCGAAGCCGAGGCAAGTGCTACCGAGCTTGCGGCTCCAGTTAATGCCGCACTAGCTTGCCCTGTGGAGAAGAAAGCGTATACTTTCATATACGGCAAGACTGGCGTCGTGCCGTCATTCTGCACCCAGAAATCACCGGCATCAAAGCACTCGTTGGCACCAAACCCTTGCGGAATACGCTGCGTCGCAAGACCCAGATAATCTGTAATCAGCGCTTGCGATGCACGGTGCATAAAACCAAGCGGCAGACCTGAACCAAAGTTGTTCAGTATAGTGCCGTAGTTGTCAGGATCTTGATTTGCGTTTGAAATCCAAGCAAAGCGACCAACATACAGTCCGCTAGGCCCTGCAACAAAACCACCCGGGCCAGCAAGAGCATTGTGGCGCGGATTAGTTGACGCGAAGTCGCCTGCAACCGCAACTGCTGGCACGATGCCAACCTGACTTTGAATTCCTCTTGGCAACGAAGCCTCCTATTGTTAGGGGTTACGCTGATTTACTACATACGAATGATGCGATTAGTATCGCCAAATCGCTCTGTGACGCTACCGCCACTCCCACCTGATCCGTTTATGCGCACAGAATCATGCGCGTAGCCAGTGCTGCTATCGCGACGCGATCCGGGCTTTGGCATCCGAGTCAACAAAGCACGATAAACATTAGCATCACGCGGCAGATCACGAGTTGAGCCGGGTTCGATTGCCTCCAAGGCATTACGATAGACGTCAACTGCACTATCATACGCAAGAGAAGTCTCACCAATCCAAGCACGCACAAATCGTTCTGCTTCAGCAATGTGTCGTGCTTCGTCTTTAGTTTCTGCGATGGCGCGTGCAATACGAGCATTTACTGCTGCTTCGTCCATAGCTGGTGGTTTCCCTGGTGTCCTTGTCCCGCCGGGTTCTGGCCGTCCTGGAAAAGGCGGCGGATCATCTCGTGCTCCGCGCTTGTCGTCGGCACGTTTGCGATCGTCGGCACGTTTGCGATCGTCGGCACGCTTGCGGTCTTCCGCGCGCTTATCGCCCTGCCAGCGGTAGCGGCTACTATCCTCGGCACGCATCTTACGATCTTCTGCACGCATATGGTGAAGATTATCGCGAGCTCGTGCGACGTCGTCTGAAAGACGGCGGTCCTCTGCTCGTCTATCATCCGCTCTGCGCTTATCATCAGCATACCTACGATCTTCCGCACGATGTCTACGCCAAGCATCGCGCGCACTCATATAGCGATCATGAGCCCGGCGGATATCCCTTGCGCGACGATCGTCAGCTTCGCGAGTCTCACACTCTTCTCTCGACTCATCACGGCCCAGACGACGGCGCGCGTCTTCGGCGGATTCTTCTTTTTCGCGTTCTTCTTTCTCTTCTTCACTTTCGTCACGCCCAAGACGATCACGAGCATCGCGGGCACGAATATCCCACCCGCCTCTTTCTTGTGCCTCAAGCTCGGTCTCGTCATCGACTGCACTTGGAAAACGCACCATCCGATCAGCGTTTTCCATATCGTCGGGATGTAACTTTGACTTTAGAAATTCGAGTAACTCTGCATTACCCCCTTCTTCATCATCGTCTGCATCACGACGAAGACCCATCGGAAGACCTGCGTTTGGCTCCATGCCCAAGTCTTCGCCCGGCGGTTCGCTCTTTTCCTCTTGAAGTGCTTGCAGCAAATCATCAAGATCTTCAATATCAGCATCTTGCGCAAGCCTGCCCCGTAAAGCAAACTTGATCGCTGTCCTAATAACAGGACGCCTAGACGCAAAGTTTTTGTGAGTGACGCCTTCAAGTATGGGATCAAGATCGATTTTTGTATCCATTGCCAACCTTGGCTTTAGATACGTTAGTAACGCACCGCGCGCTACTTGGCCTTTTGGTGAAAGATTCATGTTATTCTCTCCTTCGTCTTGTGCTCCACCGCCTGGTGCCTGATGTTTATGAAAACTATCTAGATGTGATGCTAAGGTGTCCACTGGATGTGAGTTCATTACCCCACCAGGTAAACTCCTTGCTTCTAAAGAATGATTAGTTATATTACTTCTAGGTCCCTCATGATCCCAATGTCCATAGCGACTATCTACGCGTATGTTATGTTCTGGATGATCTTTATGCACATATTTACTAGATATCGGCTGAGAACTTCTTTCCTTAGTTACCCATCCGTGATGCGATAAAAGTTGGTGGTGTTGCGGATTAGCTACATAACCTCCGCCCGGAAACCCCGCACGTTCCGCGGAAATAGGCCCATGAGACTTAGCACGTCTCGCCTCTAAAGCTGCAGCGCGCGCCTCAGGGGACCAGGCATCCATCGCCAAATCTAATTGAAGTAAATTCTCGTCTAAACCCAAAGCCCTTAGCGCTTCTTTTGGATTTTTAAACTTTTCTTTTAAGGCTTCAGCAAGTTTAGACATTATATCACTTTCCATTCCAAGCTTCTAACTCACGACGAGTAAACTCTGCTTGAAGTATGCCACTAATGATAATGCTTTTAGACTCCTTCCGCAAATGGCCCACATCTAATCTAGAAGGATAATTACGAATTAATGCATCCTTATCCATTTTACGCAATTGATCATATCTACCCTTAATCTTTGGGTTAGGTCCTTCTTTAATGCTAGGTTTTACTCGGCTTTCGCCTCCGCCTTTTGAAGTAAATTGTCCGCTTTTATCACGTGGATGCTCTCCTTCCTCAAATTCTGAATCAGCATCCAACGCCATTAAAGCACTTGCAATGATCTCCCAAGCATCAGGCATCGAATCCCCTACCATTGCCCCGGGGACCCGCGGTTCGTGAACTAAAGCAACGTGATTACCTTTAATATCAACCATCCGCCCATCATAACGTTGACCATTATATTCGCCAGGCTCCATTACTGCTCTATAGCCATAGCCACAAGATAATGATTTCTTCTCGCCATCTTCAACGGCTTGCGTTGCAAACTTAGGCCAGATGACAAGATCATTAATTAGGTTTGGATTCTCAAACCTCGCATTAGTCCCAGTTGCACCAATCGTTAGTTCGGCAGGATGATCTTCCGCGGTTGCTGGTTTGTGTTGCCACAGTAAAGGCAGGCCGTTAAAAGTATCAACTGCTTTCTCTAACTCTTTTGGATCGCGTAACAGATGATACTTTTTATCGGGGTCAAGCATCACCCATCCGGGCTCATCTTTCATGACCCCGTTTATTTCTTTACCAAAATAAGGACTTACGACTGCCTTAGATAATACCGAATTATCAACGTGCATTCGACCGACATCATCAATCCTGCGGTTGGGATCGCGATCGAGGGCAATAGAATAAGACCAAGGACCAATATAATCATGCGCCATAGAGGAGTCTTGCGCGCCCTTATGTACTCTATGTGATCTAACTAAATCCTCTATCGCATCATTACGAGACCGAAGCCCGTGCTGGCCGCGTGGAGGAAAAGATTGCCCCTCTTGCTTAGTTGGACTAGTCGACCAACGTAGTAAAGTGCGTCCGGTAGAATAACCTCGAGGACCTCCTCCTCCGTGCCTACCACCTTTTTGTTCCGCATGTGTATGAGTTGCAACTGTTCCTAAATGTTGACCATGTTGATAAACATTATAACGCTGCGATGGTACAACTTTAGAACCCTGCGAACTACTAATACTATGCGACTCTGTGTAATGCTTAGTTGGCTCTATCTCTACGCCTTGATGTCCTCCACCTTCCCATCTCTTTCGCGCTCCTTCGCTAGTGCCATAATCTTCGCCCTCTTCGTCCTCTCTTGGTCTATCTTTTATATAATCAAGTATTTCCTCTAACACATTCGCTGTTTCGTCATCACTTGCTTGTTCAGGCTTAAGTAAAGGATGCTCTACGTGAACTCTATGCCGACCAAAAGGATCTTCCTGACTTATCGCTTTACTACCGGAAGGATGCTCGTGCTCCCAAGTTGTTGGATTTCGCTTAAATCCATGCGCAGTCAATTCTTTTTCTGCTTGCGCTTCTCCGCCGCGACCATAACCCTTTTCTTGCCGATGCGGATTCTGCGCAATACTTCCTCTTATTCGACTTGGTGGTAGAGGATTAAAGCCTGCCTTAGCAAGACTTCCGTGAAGTGTTTTTTGATGCGCCCGCCTAGCCTCTAAGGCCGCTTTCCGCGCTTCATCTGTCCATGCATCCTCTCCGTCCCGAATATGTCGCAAAGACCTTTCCGCTCGGAAGTGGGGCGCATTGCGTCTTGTTTCACTTATTTCTTTATACCGACGAGATTCCTCTGATTCGTCGCTTAAAAACTTATCCAAAGTAGATGCAACACCTGGATGTAAAGGATTAGGCGGGTTATCTAATGGAGCCCACTTAAAACCAGTATGCTCATTATTTATGTCAACATCAAATGCATCTGGGACTAAATGCGCAAAAGTAATATATTGACTGCCTTCGTCTTGACTATGATCTAATACTCGCATTGGACCACAGTCCATGCCTTCGCAATCGTGTCCTGTTTCCTCTAATGCTTCTCTTATCGCGACTTGTTCAGGTGATTCATCATACTCAGCTGCGCCGCCGGGGAAAGCCCATTCGCCTGCATGATCTCCAGTTGAGGCACGACGTAAGAATAAAGCCTTTCCATCTTTAGTAATAAAAGCAACGCCAGCACCTCGCTTATCTTGTGCTTCTTGTTCATTTTCCTCCCCTTCTTGATGTTCTGGCTCCGCCATCTCCTCTGCAAAGAACTTAAGCAACCATCTTAAACCAGCACGCCAATCATTACGATTCATATCACGCGCGCGGGATGGTAACTTACCACCAGGATCAGCTTCAGCAAACTCCTTTCCTACACTTTGCGGTATTCCAAGTGTTGAATGCCCACTCTTTGCTGCCCACATTGCCCTGCGCTGGGCTTCTGATACTGGCGGATCTGTCGCTAATTTTGGCATCTTATTGAAAAATAAAGATAAAATTTTAAATATTAACGTATTTTTCACAAATTTTTCACGTTTTTTTAGCCTTGCACTCTATTATATTTATTTGTAGCGTGGGAGTTGGTCCTGCGTTGCTTTTAAATGGAGAACGTTTAATGCGTAAACTACTTGTTGCCATTCCGGCTTTCGTAGCTGCTGGACCTGCTTTTGCCGGAGACGGCGGTTCCGATATCGATGGCCTAATTACTGCCATCCAAGCAGTCGGACGACTGGCAGGCAAGCTATTAGCCCTCGGTAGCATCGGATTCTAACAACTAAGGGGAAGGGATTGGGGCTGCAAAGCCCCTTTCTCTTAGAAAAAATGCTGACTAGCCGAGTTGCGCTAAACATAGCACTTGGGGGCACCAACATTAGTACTGCATTGTTGATCATGCCCCGCCACCGCGAACTATTTGGGCCATTACTTGATACCACAGGAGGATTTCTGGCGCTTGATCTATTAAGTTATGGTATGCATCGTGCACAACATTCAATTCCTCTACTATGGCGCTTTCACCGAATTCACCATAGCGATACTAACATAGGACTAAGCACTGCAGTACGACATCATCCAGCTGAATTTCTCAGTTCAGGCTTAGTATTCTGGATTGCCGTTGCCCTACTCGGAGTATCGCCGGAAGTTGCGGCAGTACACAGTCTTACTACCCTCATTCTAGCTAGTCTTACTCATATGCGTAGCAGATGGCCTAAGCCGCTAGAACATTTACTACGCCCAATAGTTATCACACTTGATCTTCACTTGACCCACCATTCTGCTAATCAAAAAGAAGCAAACACCAACTTTGGAGGAGTACTTTCAGTGTGGGATCGCCTTTTTGGCACCTATCGAGAAAGTTTGCGTCCCTTAGTCTTTGGAGTACCACCAATGTTAATAGAGACTTCGCGCCAAGTATTCAATAAAGAAAAAATGCGGTTGCGCGGCAGTATCGTTGCCGACGACGGCACAGTCACTTGTTCAATTCGGGGCGACTATCACCCATGCGACGGGCGGGCGGTCCCGGATTTCGTTCGAACCTTTGTCCGCGAGACCGGGCTACCGAAGGAGTTCGCCCGTGACAATCGCATCCACAACGCCTTCGACCATGAACGACTAACCTTTGACCCATTTCTATAGAGGAGCACAAAACCATGCACAAAATCATCTCAGGCATTATCTTAGCGGCTATTCTCTCAACTACTTCAGCCAGAGCCGACAGTGGATACGTAGTTGATTACTACCAGTCTGACGGGATACAAGACGGACGTCCTTGCACGTTTTTTGTCATAGCCGATTGGTACGGCAACTGGGGGCCATGGTATGGAATGCCTTTTAACAATTCCTACCCCAGCTACTTTGCTGACTTTCCGTCAATACAGTTTGCCTGGGAGTTTTCAAAAATGGGCGGACAAAAATGGATCAATTTTTACAATGAAGGCTGGGCCGGACCTTGTGGCACGCCTGGCGCGGCCGGCGTCACGCCTTACTGAGCAAAAGGAGAGCAATAAATGAAGAAAAACCTTTTATACTATTATGTTGTTATCGCGCTATTTGCATTTTCTTTAGTAAGGACTGCAAACGCGCACCCATTTGATATCCTAACATTATTTCACTTTCGACCTAACATCAATGCTGTCTACTTCGATGGAAATACCTGCACAGAAACGCCCACGCTTTGGAATGTCCCACCGCAGGGAAACACTTTCTTTGTAGTCCTGCCCGTGACGTTTCAACCCAACGCGAAAAGCGCGCATCATATCTTGATGTTCGCCACCGGGAAGCGGTGGGTGCCCTTCGTCGAACCGAACGGCGGGTACGTAGGGGATTCTGATCCCAACTGGGACGCAGGGATGGTATTCGAAGTCGAGGAAAATCAGGGATACCTAAGCTTGTCGTTTTGGGGCTACAATGGTGCATATCACAGTTTAGTAAGCGCCGACAGCGTGACGAGGCCGATCACGTATCCGTATGATGGCAAATACCAAGTGCTGGCGATCTATATCGACACCTGGAACGTATATGGCACCTGGACCGTAGTGGAGCAAGGGGGCGGACGATTTGAAGGCGGATTACTAACGGTTTGGGACAATTGGGAGCCCCACGACCGCGATAGCGGACCGCCTGGGGCAATCATGGATTGGGAATCCGTGCAGCACTGGTACTTTGGCTGTAACGGAAACCCAACAGGAACATGGGTCGATACGATCATAGGCAATCACGCCTATTGGCACCAAGGCAACATGGCTGAGGCCTATGTCGATCTTGAGCACGAATACATCTTACCAAATGCGCTCAGCCTATTCGCTAATAGCGATGGAACTTTACGCGGGCTGAATGATGCCAATCATCACGATTGTACTGAGCCTTGGGGAACAGGCGGCTTCTATATTCCAAACGATTGCCACACTGGCAACGCAAACTTCTTCCCTAATGGGCCGTTTATTGGCCCAGCACCAAGCCATGTACTAAACACCATTGCCGGCACGCTTCAAACCGCAACAGATGATAATTGTGAGTTTCGAGGTATTGGTGATGGCTGCATTGTCACAGGCCCACCAACTATTTGGTCTGTTCCGTAAACTAAGGCTTATTACTTGTCAAACATTCCGCAGGGAATGAGGCTACTACGTTTCGTGCTCCGTCAAACCAAGCAACACTAACATAACTAGTTATGCGTTTGAAGAGCGGCATCATTGGAGCAGGAGGCCGAGGTATTGGCCCAAAGCCTGGACAAGCTAGATCGAGCTTCTCACGAAAAACTTCCCACTGCTGTTCGTACCGGCGCCATGCTCGTCCCCACTCATTAATCGTCGCCTCATTACGCGCATGTTCTTGTTCGGGCTCAGGCAGCGACATAATTGTAAGGGAAGGTGAGCCACTCTTAAGATAAACTATTTCGCCGACTTGGAAATCGCAGGACATTAGGGAGACCCAACTAATGGATATAGGAAGAGGCCAAATTGTTTACTTAAACAGCGGCTCGCCGCCTCTTACGGTAACAAAGGTGCCAACCTTACCTATATTTGATGACGAAGAATATGAAATAACCGTCGCTTGGTTTGATGGTAGCATAAATCGCCGCACAACATATCCACTGGAATGCCTAACAAAGGAAAAACCGCAATTACCATGATTACTTACGTTTTGTACTTTCTTGGTCTTGGCCTAGGTCTGATTTACGTACATACTGTAAGCCATGGTCCCCTGGATATGATTTACGATGGTTTGCTCTTGAGGCTAGTATATCTACTGGTATACCGTCTGGAAACGCAACGCAAGCCCATCCAATCTCAGGGGTTAGACCAGCGAAACGAGCGCATGTAAAGCATATTGGAACTAGCCCAATTGCGCTCACTCTGTATGATCTTTAGGATCAAAACCAAGTATATCTATAACATCCTTTGGCGTATCTTCTAATTCCTCGTCGTCGGGATCCTCGTCCTCAAATTGACGCCAGTCTTTTAGTGGCTCTTTATCGCCGTACTTTACGTCTGGCAAATCATCAAACATGTGCTGACATCCGCCACCGCGCAAATACTTCTGGCGCAATATAACTCTGCAAGGCAATTGTTGGCGTATTGCCAAGAGCCTCTGAAACTTTCTTCGCAACGGCCATAACCATTTTCTTATAAATCTTAGCATCCTTTGGACGCTGATAACGCATTACTTCTTTTTGCGCAATACTAGTCCCAAGTAAAGTACGAAAATCCTTTGTCTTAAACGAACCACCATCTAATCCGTGAACATAAGACAATAAACGACCCGCCGAAACTCCAGGAAACAATTGGCCTGAGGGACCTGCTCTCTTACTATATATACGCAACATACTTGACACTTGACTATTACTCACTGGTATATCAATATCAACACCTTTCTTTCCAACAAACTGAAGTCTTACTTCTCCGCTTGGAGATACAACAACGTGTCGTCCCTCTAGTGTTGTCGCACCATAGGCTTTCTTTGCTGCTAGCGTGTCGTCTTCGGACCCAGGCCTAATACCTGTAGCCATAATCAACGATAGTACGTTAGCTAAATCTCTTGTTTTTGGATTCTTTCTATTTTCGTCGTTCTCTGCTTGTATTTGTTTAAACTTATTGTTTAGTTCTTCAATCCGACGAAACTTTGCTTCGGCTTGTGTCTTAGAAAATCGTTCTGAGTAAATCGTCTGCTGGCGGCCTTTAGCATCGCGTCCAGTAACTAATAAATCACCGTCGGGATCTTCGTTATAGCTTACGTCCGTCCAAGCAGGAGGAATACGAAGTTTAACAATATGCTGCGGTAATTCGCCACCTGCCTCTGGTGTTCGCTTACCTCCTGCTCCTGCACCACCAGCTTTTGTAAACTGACCGCCTTTTGATCCGCCGGCTTGTATGCGGGGATGTTCAGATTCTTTCCACTCCGCGTCTTTGGCTTCGGGCAAGTTATCATAAATTGATAGAAAGTCAAAACTATACTTGTTCGGCAAATTAAAATCAACCTGATCTAAATGCTCCAAATAAAAACGATTAGGAAACTCTTTTACCATAGCCTAATCAATCTAACTCCATTACGCACTTTAAAAGTCTATTCTTTTTATCTATCTTGGTTATTCTAATATTAACCCCTCTATTAAATAGCACTTCAGATTCATCTTTATTATCTATTGTTGTTCCCGGCATTCCAGCTGGAACTTCAATTTGCATTACAAGTTTGCGTTTTCCCCAAGTAGGATCAGTAGATTCTGCCATAATAGCTTGCCAATCCTGCCACCCCTCTGGATTTAACGAAGTTGAAAGAAAGGTACGTTCCTTCCAAGACATACCATTAACAGCTTTAGTAAAAAGAAACTTAGCAAAATCCCCTCTAACTATTCGCGTTAACATAAGTGGTACAGGCGTCTTAGCCTGCGATAAAAAAGTCTCTAGCTGCGCTATATGTTCCTTTGCTTTTTTATCCCGGCATTCTTCGCCACGCCTAAGACAATCATTCATGTCTACATAACCATCCGAGCGATAAAAATCTAATGCTCTATATTGTTCAGAATTAATCTTTGGCACATAAGCTTCGAGTGCGTCGTATGCCTTATCCCAGTTCTTCGTATCTATCAATTGTTCAATTTCTTTTGTAGACTTTGGAGGTTTTGCTGCCGCTGCAGATATTGACGCGCGAGCAAAGGCTTTTTTCTTAAGTGCTAGTTCGCTCGCAACTCCAGTCGAAGTTTTAGTTCCTGCTCCTCCCTTCTCTACAAATTGTCCGGCCTCAGATCCGCTACTTGCTCGTGGATGCTCAGATTCTTTCCACTCCGCGTCTTTGGCTTCTGGTAGCCTATTGTAAGTAGAAAGAAAGTCAAAAGCCTTGTCCTTTAGATGAAACCAAGATTGTAGATGCTCAGGAAGATCAGTGTTATTCGTTTCACCTTGATGCGTTAAAGCGTACTGAGCTAGCTCGTCTTCCCTAACACCATGACCACCGGGAGTCGTTTGAATAAACTTAACTACTTTATGAATATTTTCAGGCGGAATATGATTACGAGTAATCCACTGCCTATAAGATAATCCTGGTTCTAACACATCAGGACCGCCTTCCTTTGCTTGACCTCTAGGAATTTTAGCTATGACATAGCCGCCTCCCTTATCTCGAATTTCGTTTTTACTTAACCAAATATTACCTGACTGCGCGGGTTTTATTCCACTTTTAGCAATATTCTCTAGTTGACTAGGAGTACTTGCGGCATGATAAAAATATTCATGCGTATCCGTATCCCTAGGCAATGCTTGATTTGCAAACTGCTCTAAATGTTTAGAATTACTAACTTCCAAAGACGTAAATTGTCCTCTCTCGTTACGCGGATGCTGCTGCTCCTCCCACTGATCCTGACTTAATAAATCATCCAATAAATCATCATCCATACCGACAATTAAATTATATAATACTTGTGCATCTTCTTCCGCACCATATTCGTTAGCACCAGCAAACGCATAACCACTAGGCGCTCGATCGGGATCTTCTAGTGCTTGTTGTCTATCTCGTTCAGCGGCTGCAATACGCCCCGGTATAGCGTCCGCTGCAATATGCGCAAACTCATGACAAATAACGTGTTCGGGCTCTCGAACCATATTGCCGTGCCAGCCCATATAATCATCACCTACTGGCACGATATAAGAATCAAGGCTAGCTTGTTGTAATATCTCTGGATCTTGGCTAAACCAATAACTATTTAATTGAATAATACCTGGCTGATCTGCATTGCCAAGAGAATGATCGTCTTCATCCCCGGGCTGATATAATTCAACTCGTTTTAGTGGAACCCAAGGATACCTAGACATTAGACCACGGATTATTGATTCTATCTTTTCTGCGTGTTCTGGGTGCGCGTTTTCTAAATTGAATTGAACAGATTCTTCTTGCTTCTCTAAATCAGAAGCTATATCGAAAATAGTGTCCATCTAAAAAATACGGGCCAAGAACTAAGTTAACTGGCAGAAAACCAAGAGCTCGGCCCTAGTTTAGGGAGGAAACTACCGGCTTAAAGCTCAAATGGCTTATCAGCTTTAACCGGCATCCCCGTCAACGCTGCGTTCCTCGTCAACAGCATCAACGAAGCTCGATCAATTTACCACTAGAAGCTTTTGACAAAGCCTCTAATACTTTTGGACAAGGCGTTGTAATCACGGCCACTTATTCTGCTGCTGCCGATCCTGCTTGAGCAGCTCTTGCTCGCGCTGCGCAATTTGTCGAGCGGCCGCATTGCGTGCAGCGCGGGCCTTCTTAAAACCGGCTCTCGCACGCTCATCGTCAGCTAGGTTACCCTGGAGCCACACGTCGAAAATACGAGCCACGTATCTCGTATAAGCCTCATCAAGCGCCTGCTTGTCCAGCTTTAGCAGCGTTGAATCGAGCGGTATGCCCTCGTACAGCTGCGGCTCGAGGAGCTGTGCCTCGGCCTCCGACCAGTCGTTGTTGACAAGACGGCCGGCGAGAAACACTCCCGAGACGATGACCAGCACAATCCCGAGCGCCAACGCAAAGCGGCGCCCGACGCTCAAATTCTCGAGGAACTCCATCCGCCATGACAACTGCAGAAAAACGCACCATAATTACTGGAATAAATACGTATCACTTAAAGCTGCACACTAGCTCCGATAGTCATCGTTGTCGTATCAGTTGTTACTATATTCACGCGCCACGATGCAGGTAACGGAACAGGACAAATAACGTTAGCGGCGGCGGTCAACCCTGGGTAAATAGTTAGGGTCTTAAATCCGGTAGTATTTATTCCCGTTGTGGCGCAAAGCGTATAAAATTGGCCCGACGCTGCATCTTGCCCTTGTACGGTTATTGTAGCGGTGCCAGTTCGGGCTGAAGTAATATTTATACCAAGAACAAGCCCCTTACCATACTTATTTGTGAATACCGCACTATTATACGTTCCCGGCGGATTTGATGCGCTATAGATACTTACGTTTGCATTACCAAACTCGGGAATTGCTGGCGCTTGTGCTTTGCTACTTCCATGCAAGGTAAGCGCAAGTGCAGCAAAAATCCCTCCGATCAGTAACCCGCGTTTTCCCGCGCGTAAATAGCGCATCTCGATACCCGCTACCCTGATATGTCCCAAGCTAAGATTTGCATTTACTTCGCGTTAAAATAGAAGTAAATCATAGTTGATCCGACATAGCATACTGCTTTAGCAGTTTGTCCTTTGCATAGATCACCAAGCCTGCAGCTATCATAGTAAAAACCAACTGCAGGATTTGCACGAACACTTTTACTGGACCCTTGCTTACGCCTTCGACCATCAAATACCACCATAGCTGCCAGTAAGACATCGCCTATGGTCCAGTTGGGCCTGTAGGACCTGCGGGTCCTGTGGCACCGGCAACTCCTGCATGACCGGTGGGTCCAGTTGTGCCGGCAGGGCCCGTGGCTCCAGCGCCAGTGGCCCCAGCTGGACCAATACTACCAGTTGCCCCTTGGACGCCAGTAAATCCGGTTGGCCCGGCAGGACCAGTGGCCCCTGTACCTTGCGGACCGCGCAATCCAGTGGGGCCTATTGCGCCGGTCGGCCCAGCAGAAGGCCCAGTGGCTCCAGTGGCTCCGGTTGCCCCAGTAGGTCCTCCAGCAGGTCCTGTTGCGCCAGCACTACCAATAGCACCAGTAGGACCGATGCTACCGGCCGGGCCAGTCGAACCACGAACGCCCGTTGCCCCAGTAGCACCAATAGGGCCTGTTGGACCACCGCTCGGACCGGTTGGCCCTTGAGATCCTGCTGGCCCAGTTGGGCCTGCTGATGGACCTGTAGGACCTTGTGGTCCGGTTGCGCCGGACGTAACGCCTTGCCATGCCGCTGCGCCTGCTATATTATTTACGCATTGATAGGAAGCAGATCCAACAACAATAAAGAAATCACCAATAGAGAAACCTGCATTAATATCGTTCGTCGCACCGGGGATACCAGTGCCAAGAAATACTTTAGGTGCCGAGAATCTTTGGCCTGTATCGATATCAAGAGCATGAGCCATTTTCTTAGCTTTCTTTATCTTCAAAACCAACGGAAGGACTACTACGTCCTTCCAAAATTTCGTTTGCTTGTGCTGACAATAGCTTACATAATCTCATAGCCTCATTAACTCTATCTACCTTACCAAAAAACTCAACGCGCTTAACAACACCTGGAATACCAGTAAAGTATTCTATCGCCGAAATACGCGGACAAGTTTGCCAATCTCCGTGCTCATTATCGCAATACTTACACATTTTATGCGGCCTTTATTAAGTTACGTCGCCACAAAAGCAGAAAAAGACTAACTAGCGTAAATAATAACACAAAACTCGATGGCTCATTGATGCGAATAACCTCGGTTCCAGCAGTCTGAATAGTATCAGTAATAGCTTGACCGGGTTGTGTGAAAAATACTAAGAAATCTTGTTGAACAGAGGTAATATCTGGAACAAAAGTAGGTCCTTGTATATCGAAGGATATTTGGTTTGCTGAAAACGGAGCAAAGTGCAGCGGATTAAAATCGGTAGAATCAAAAAGAAAAGTAGGGCCAGCAAACTGATCAAAACCTGCAAAGTTCTGAATTGCAAACGTAGTAGTCATATCTGCATTAACAGGAGATAAATTCTGTTGAATAACATCAACTTGTAGCGAATGATCGCCATTAAAAATCGATTCGTCGGCGCCGGTAGCAAGAACTGTTGTTATTAAGTTTGGACTATTTACTATCGGAACCCCAACAGTGCGCACAAGAATTGAAAGAAAGTCTGGCTCAGTAGGTATAAAAACAATATCACCTGTCAAAGAAACGGGACTTATACTTGGCGGGCCATCATCCTCTGAAACACTAATTTGTATGATAGGATTAGCCCGAACATACGACGTGAACAGAACAACTATCGAACAAACTAGAATAAACAGGACAAGAAAGATAGCTTTCATTGCTTATGCAGCCTTTAGCAGATTACGCGGCAGAACCACTTCTGCATAACACCGACAATTGTAAATCGCTCCGGGCAACGAACGTTCACCTTTATCGCCCGTAATAGGCGGCTCGGTCCATTTAAAGTATTTGCCTTCGAGCTTTTGGTGTAGTGGTCTGACACTTTTATCCAGCGCAGTGCGCCAAATGTATCCATCTGATCCTACATAATTAGCACGAGCTTTAGTAAATTCTGCTTCTGTTCTACCTATCTCAGTTCGAGCAATTAATTCCGCACGCGATCTAGTAACGTGACCAGTATCAAGTATTAATTCAGCAATCTCTTTTGCGCGTTGAGATGATACAACAGCTTCAGTAGTTAAGTCATGAACACGCTGTGCGGCATCAAGAGGGAGAGAAGTAATAAGTCTTACTTGCTCTGCCAGCGCATCTTTAACGACTTGTCCTATGTCTGCATTAGCCAACTCTTGTCGCATGGCTAATCCCATGTCTTTTGTATATCTACGCCACGTTCGTCCATTATGGGCTTCAACCTCCCGCAGCATCCGCATTCCGGTTGCCTGCGCCCAAGGCTTTAGCATACCACCATAACGATTTAATAGTTTGATTACTTGGTTAGCGTGCTTCTCATCGCTCAAGTCAAACGCTTTAATCAGTGCATCAACTTGATGCGCAATCCTTCGTAACGCACGGACGTAACGCGATTCAATACTTTTTGCGCGAATAAAGCGACGATGAGTAGCAGAAGACTTCAACTTAGCTAAGAACTATAGAAAGAACCGCATAAGCCATGCCCGCTATAACACAAACAACGGCAAGACTTGCTAAGAATAAGAATATATCAGTTAGACTCAATTCATATAACCATTAACTGCGGGCAAGACGTACAATAATGCTCTACGCGCTTCGCCTAAGCTAGTTGACTTATAAAGAAGTTCCCATTTTTCTGGATCGCCATCATCTTGTGTCTGTAAATGATATTCAACTTTCTTTGTACCATCGGCAAAATGACTAACATATTCCATTATTCGATATGCGCCTTCACTCTGCGGCATTGCGCCAACCTTCTTGCGGTAATTGACTTTGACTAGATTCTAGCCCCGCACCCGCCTGGTACTCTTGTCCCTCAGCACCTGGACTCGCAACACCAGGCTCACCAAAAATATCAGGCGGGGCGGGGGGCTCGATAGGCTTAGAAAGATCTAAGCCCTGATACGGCGATTCTTCATCCGCCGCAAGCCGTTCTCGGACCTCTTCCGCCGTAACCGCGCCCATCTCTATATACTGCATATCAGTTTGGGCTTTAGCTTGATTATTTTGTACTAATTGGGCAGGATCAACTTGCTGTAAAGGTTTAAACTCAAACATAATCTCAGGATCAGTTTCGCCCCATAACGATAATTGAACAAAATCAATTAGTGTTGTTGCTGGACGTCGCAGTAGTCTTTCTTGAAACCCTGCTATCCAGTCATCAAACGCGATCAACTCGCCTTGTGAGGAGGCATTAAAACCAGCAGGCTGAATATTGAGTAACTTTACCGCTGGTATCCTTCCAACCGAACACATATGTTCTTGCGACTGCGACTGCAATTCATGCAAGCCGCCGATTGGCGCCGAGACATTAGCAAAGTCTTCGTCGGAGGTTTTATTTAGAACAAATAAGTTAGAGTTATCCCGCAAAATATTGAATAACTCAATTCGCTTCCAAAACTTGTCAGACCCCGGCATCAATGCTGCCTGAAGATCGGTCTTTAAAACAAATACTGAAAACGAATGAATTAAATCTGATACCGACTGCCTTGTTCTCAGCCAATTATCAACATAAGGCTTTGCCATCTGCGACATCGACAAGCCGGCAAAGGAATACGCAGGCTTAAGAATATCAGGAACGGGGCGTCCAATTAACGTTAGTAGTCTTGTGCGATGGACCTCCTTGCCCATCACGAACCACTGTTCTGGTCTATACCAATTTGGACTTAGCGGATCAATCGAATTATAGTTGGTGGGATAAACCCACATAGGTTCGACATTACGAAATGCTTTTAGCTTACCTTTTTGCACTTTCTGCTTTGATATCAAACCCCTACCATTACCAATTGGCGTCTTTAACTCATCACGATTGTCGGTGTCTCCTGTATCTATATAAATCTGACCACGACCAAAAAACCCATCGTGCTCAATCGCTAAAGTAATAACATCCTTCAAACGATAATTATCACAAGCATCTGTTAATTCCTTAATCTTTTCTGTCTTATCATTATCCCCCGTAGATTTAAACTCAATCCATTCGCGGGTCATCTCTGCTGCAATAGTCTCACTTAATACTCTATATTCCGCCCTCTGCGCTAATAAAGCCAGTTCCGCAAAACCTAACCAAACTAAACCTTCTGCATAATTAGATCGTATTGCATTATTTGCCCAGTCATACGTACTAGAAAACGAACTATTAAAATCATCAAGAGCTAGTTTTATGTCTTCGTTAGTGCCCGGAATAACCCCTGGTGGTGGTTCTGGAAATCTAAATGGCGGCCATACGTCAGGCGATTTTGGCTTTTCACGACGAAGACTGCGCGCAAACGGAATAACATTATCCCAGTTGGCAGATTTCCACCAACTAGCTTGACGCGGTTGTATTCTTTTTCTTATCTCAGACACTTAACTAATTATCGTCTGATCCGCGTCGGTGAATTGTAGTTGCTTGTTGTTGAACTTGTAATTCAACAGCTGGACCGGTGGGTCCGGTTGATCCTATATGACCGCGCCATCCTCTATCGCCGGTTGGTCCGGTAGCTCCTTCAGGTCCAGTCGGCCCAGCTCGGCCACTACCACTAGGAACTCCCATCCAAGCCGCTTTGCCTTTATCACTGCAAACACAAATAAAAAAAGTTTTATCTTTTGTGTTAATCCATAGATCGCCTAAACCATAAAACTTACTCTCATCATCCCTTTCAGATGGATCTCTGTGGTCAACATGCCGTCTAACGACTAAATCATCCTCGCGAGCCATCTAGTAAGGACCATTCCAGGTAGCCGCGGCAGTAGCATTACTAAGGCAAATATAGAATTTAGCAGTAGTAGTATTGAGCCACATATCACCAAGCATTACGCCCTGTCTGTTATCATTATTTGCGGTTGGGTTAACCGTATCAACATGAATACGCGAAACCGGTACTTGTCGGCCCGTAGATACGTCTGTTGCTTGTGCCATCTTTACTACCGCCTACTCATCTGCCTAGCACGATCTAGCGCCTCATCGGTAATCATCAACGGAGCAGGACCCTGCACACATTCAACTGCACATGCTGCAACAACATTCGCCAGATCATCATGTGCTCCCGGCGCCCGACTAATCGAATCCTGACTACCGGTTACCCTCGGCTTAGTGATAATTTCCCTGCCACCCGGACTAGTGCGCCGCTCCAACGCGCAAATCTGACCAATAACTCTTGGCTGATCTAGCAATTCAACTCTAACCGCATTTAGCAACGGCAGAAAATCTAAGTAATACTCTGACTTAGTGCTCTCCGCTACTTCATAATTAATACCCTGTAAGCGAAATCTCTCTCGCGGCCACTCACCAGCGTAACGATCACCTTTTACTGTTCTAACTCCGTACTGCTTTAGTAGCGCGCAATACTCCATTACAACATTTTCCGGGGAAAATGGTGGGCGGTTCTCCCGCACCGCATCGATGACCGCCCTATCGCCCACTTCACGGTGACCAATGCACAACGTAAATGAATCAACAGATCCGCCCGAAGGATCGACAAACGCCACATACTCTATTTGCCTATCTGGCCACAATTCAATACGTTCTGGAGTTACGCAACGCTCTACTATTTCTCTCGAAATATAGTCTTGAATATCTTCTCTAAACTGCGAGAAGTATTCAGCTAGCGCATATTCTCTATCTTCGGCTAATGCCTTATCAATCTCACCAGGAACTAGAATATCAATATTTGGATTAAACGTTCTTGTGTCTGCTTGTATCACTAAAACATCAGGATCGTCTTTACCAAAATGCTCTTGATACTTTTGATATAGTAAACCTTTCTTTCTATATGCAGTGCTTATTCCTATCAACATTGCATTGGGTACCGTCATACCAGGCCTTAGTGCGCGGTACGTCTCTATATCGGGCGTTGCGGAATTTTCGTCTTTCCAAAAAGCTACTTCGTCAAATATCACGCAAGCATATGCTCTGCCTCTTGGTGCTCTATAGTTATTAGTTGATACTCTTATTTCGACTGAATTAATTAAGGTTATTGGTTTTCCTTGGTGCGTGGACGGTAAGTCGCCTTCTATCCAAGGTTTAAGAGCTGGTATTGTGTCGAAGTAGCCGCGTATGTAAGAGAAGACAATACCAGCCTGGTCTCTATCTGATGCTAGACAAGCAACTACTGCTTTTTCGCCGGGTCTGAGAGCGACGTTGTCTGCGTGCCTTGCCGCCTCAACCGCAATGATCGAAGCGATAGAATCTTTGCCTCCCCGTCTTCCAACAATACACCAGAGTTCTCGAACCCTTTTGCCCGGGGGATCGCGCTGCGCAACTCTACGAAAGAGTACAAGTTCGTCTTCGGTGAGTTCTTTGCCATAGGCTGCCTTTAATACTATTCGCCAGGAGCGCCAGGAATCTTCGTTACACTGATTAAGAACGTTTGTAATAAAGTCTAAAGGCTCGTAATCATATAAGTCAACACTAACTAACTTATTATGAGTTCGTTCACGTTTTACTTTTGCACAAGCTCGTGCATATAGTTCTAACTTTTGTTGTCTGGATAATTGACTTAAGTCTAACATTAGTCAATAAGCGGCTTTGCACCGCCCTCGCCGGCTTTGCCCACACCGCTCAGTGGTCTAGCTATTAAGGAGACTGGGTACTCCGCCCTCGCGGGCAAGGTAGCCTCGGAATACTTGGACGCCTCTGCACGAAGCAGGATCACGCGCCTTCTATATTCCTAATGACCGGACTATTGCTCACGTGTCTTGACCATAAAGGGATTCGGGCCCGTGAGCTCAACTCTAGGCAATCGACAAGCTAGTGCTGGTGGGCCATCGCACCAAATACCACCATACAGTGGGTTGAACATATATTGTTTTCATGGGGAACCTCAACGCCTGCTTACTTTTTATCCTCAATCAGCATTAACTGGCGCGATTCGCTAATATCAGTAGCGTCGATAATGCCTTTTTCAGAGGCTTCAAACAACACTGCATCAAGTTGTTCGTCAGTCATCTCGTCGGGATTAAATACGTCAAGCGGCTTGCGCGTTCGACGAAAACCAAGTAAATCTTGAAAGTTCTCCATTGCTTTTGTGCGATCACGTAGCTTTATTTCAATACCACCATCTCTTGTATACTTAATCCCATCAAACAAAAGAGCGGCACCACGACTTAGATTATCAATAGCTAGGGGCGAAACAACAAGAATACCTTTGCCGTTACACTCAGTGCACTCTGGATGAGGATCCCTTGTCGAGTTGTATCCAGTACCGCCTAACATATCAAGTTCTCTGCGCGATGCAGGCGGCAACTTTAATTGTGCTACTAAATGCTTGCGTAAAGCTATTCGCCACTCATTCTCAGTATACTGGTACTGATGCTCAACGCCCCAACAATATCGACAAGAGCCTCGTAAAACTGGATTTAGCTCGCGGGCATCAGCTGTGGCTAGATCCCACCAGTACTGCGCCACATCATCCGCATTAATCTGTAGTCTGACCGAAGTCTCTTGTCGGGCTTGATTAATTGCTAACAAGACGCGCGTGCGCTTAAGCCATTCGTTCGAGACATGACCAGCCAAATCTTTTGAAATACCAGCCGCTCGTGCAGCCCTCGACGCATTAAAGTCGATACAATACTGCTCGACAAAAATACGCTCCTGCACCGATAACCCATCTTCAATCAATTTAGAAGGCGGACGACCATTACGCCGCGGCAACGCAAAAGGATTAAGGCGCTTCTTACGAAGCGGTACGCGATACATTATCCTAGAGAATTCGGCATTGGATAAGAATACTCAACCTGATCTTCTAATCCATTCATCATAAAAGCCTTACGTCGCATAACGCAGGGCCCACATTCGCCGCAACGTAACTCATCACCATAATAACAAGACCAACTTAAATGCAATGGTGCATCTATTTCAAGGGCAGTCTTAACTATATGATGCTTCATAGAATAGATTAACGGCATCCACAATGTTGGACGCGATTTAGTGCCAAATTCCAATGCCTTATTCATACGAGCAAAGAATTCTTGCGAATTATCGCAGTATACCGAACCCTCTTCTAAGTTTAATCCTAGCGCAATTGTCGAAATATTATGGCGATCACAGTATGCCGCCGCCAAACTTATCATAGCAAGATTGCGTGCTGGTACCCATTCGTGTGCGGTTTCAACGCCTTCTATGCCTTTTGCAATTGGTTTATCCCATTCGGTTAACGTGCTTCCACCCAAATTCTTTAAAAACGATAGATCCACATACTCTACGGTCACCTCAGCCGAAGTATGCTCATTCAACCATGTTGAGATTAACCGTACGGATTCCATTTCTTGGGTCTGTGCTCTCGCACCGTAGCAAAAATGTAGCAAATGAACGCGGGCATATTGCTGGCAAGCTAAAGTTGCCACAGTGCACGAATCGAGCCCACCAGAGCAAACAACGACGCAAGAACGATCAGTAGGTTTAACTGCCCAAAACTCACAATTCCGCAGTATTACCGATAGATAGTAAGACGCCGAGTAACCATCATCCCGCCACAGCGCAGTGGGTCGACCTTTAAAGAAGGAATATCCAGGTAGTTCTTGTGTGGCAAGATTAACTAACGCTTCTGATGTGCTATATTTTTCTGGTTGCAATGCCTCTAGCTCAGAAGCCCACACCAAAATTGTGTCTTTATGGTCTTGCCATACTCCAATCGATAAACCACGAAAAGATCGCGCAAGCAACAAATCATTGCTATCATGCGAGTAAAGTGCAAAGGATGATCCGGATTCCAATTCGCGTAATCGCGAAATTGTATCCTGCTTTCCAGAAAAATGATCTAACAATAAGTAAGAATCGATAAACGGTCTTGGGTAACCGTACAACTCAGCCAGGGCCGCATCGTTGGCTATCATACCATTATGAGTAACCCCTGACCATTCTTTGACGTAAGGCTGAATAGAGGCATCGCTCTCGTCCCAGACTTCTGTCGTAGGAACACCACGAAACCCCGCCAGCACGTAGCCCAGCCTATAGTTGGCTAGCACCGAAGCTGCTATCGCACAATCCAAATGCTTTGACTTGACATAAAAAGGCGGCGATAACTCGGTAAAACCGCCGATTCCAAAAGAATCCGCCCCACGAACACTTGTATCCGTAAGAACCCTCGCAAAGTAATCTCTAAATTCTCTTGATAGTTTGCCTGAACCTGAAACGCGGACAAACCCTGCTATACCACACATACCGTATACCTCATCAAAGACGCAGCATTACGTCTTTATATACGACATGCAGTATCTAAGTTTTTGGGAGTTTGGTATAGCTACCGCACTCTTACGCGCCCTTAACGGCAAGAGGCGAAACAATCCTTACGCGCAAGTAATAATAGCGAATTTGCGCGATTGCAAGCGAAATTTGCGCCGTATATTGCAAATTTATTAAATTCAAAAAAAGAGACCGGAGATATTTCACCCCGGCCTCTTTTTACCAAAGTCTTTTTACGTGGGCAGTTCTACGCCCGTCAGCTTACCGGCAGCCTGAGCCACTTTCAGCGTAGCGATGGTATCGTAGCGGATCGTAGTAATCGTGCTATCTCCCGCCTCAATACCAAGCTTGCTGAGCTGCTCCTTTAGCACAGCAAGCCCTGCCTTGGGATCCGCCAGTACCAACTCGCGAATGAAAACCGACGGCGCCTTTGGCCGCGGCTCCTTTGGCTTTGGCGGAGCCTTCTCTTTTGCAGGGCCTGCAGGCCGTCCTGCCTTGAGCTTGCTGCGGGTAGGCGGCTTTGCATCCGCATTGTAATTGGAGACAAAACCTTCCGGCGGCGTCCACTCCTTGCTTTCGTTCATCGCATCCGCAGTTGCGTTGAACCAACTCTGGGCATCGACGGGCAGCTCGTCGAATGCCTCTTGCGAGATTTCGGCAACGCCTGATACCAACCGCGTTAGAAAATCCTTATCAGACTCGTGCGGCGGCTGAGCCACGAACTTATCGTCGCTGGCTGCAACGGCATCGAACAGCGCCGTGTATACGCTCGCCTCCTCCTGCTCGTTCCCTTCCGTATTCTCTTCGGCGTCGTTCTCGTCTTCGCTTTCGTTCTCCTCGACCTCGACTGGATCTTCCCCTTCCTCGACCTCCGGGGCCTGAGCTTCCACCGGCTCAACCGCGGCCTTTGCCTTTGCCATTTTTACCTTCTCCTTCGCTAGCACCCTAAATCAGTGCACTCATATTTATACGCAGTTTTTCGGCCTTTGCAAGCGTTATTTTGATCTCAGGGCAAAAATTTTTCGCTTGCTGAAGGCACAACTCGATGCAGTAAGCCAGCCTCCAGGTACCCGGGAAAGCGTCGGTCAACCGCACAACGCAGCAAAGACAAGCTGTTTAGCATTGTCTGAGGGGTAACCGGTGCATTACGAGCCTTGAGTTCCGCGGCCAAGCAACGGAGAACAATTGCTAGAAGCCCAACAACCTGCGGCTGACGCAAAAACTTGCGCGTAGCACTGATCAGCTCATAAATCTCCGCAACCTTCTCGCCATACTTCCGAGCACCGTAGCTACTCAAAAATTTGGCAACTGGTATGCGAATTTCGCACGCCTGCATCAGTGCATCATAGACAAGCATCTGCTCGTGAGAAAGGTCACGCGAGGTTCGACTATCGTCATACGCCACCTGCGTGAGAAAGCTTTCACGCTGTTGGGGCGATAGAAGGGCAAACTGACTTCGTAGATCGGTTAAGGTTGCGTCCATCTCAATCATCCCATAACAGGGCGACTCCACTGTAGGCGGTTTCTCATTAACCGGTAATATAACGATGCTTTGCTACTTTGCAAGCGAAATATTAGAATTAAGCATAGTTACTTGCTTTTTTAGTCTACTTATTTATTGTACAAGATTAGAAGCTTAGAGTTGGAATTGCCTTATCTAGTGCTCTCGACCAATCTTCGTCCGATAGATTTAGAATAATAACTCTCAGCCATGTCCAGTTTAACATTTCTACAGGATTTATTAGTCTGTTTTTATGTTGATCAATAAGTTCGATTGCTTGTTCACGGGTCATATACACTACTCCTTTCTGATCATAATTATATACCAAATTTAAACGTAAAACTCTTTATTATACAAATAAATTTATTTGTATAATAACTTTAAATCTACTACTAACTTTCCCCTCGCGCGCCCATGTGCGGGCGCTATTATTATACTAACCCAGGATTTATCCCCCTAAAGGGATAATAAATCCTGAAGGATTACCGTAAAATCTAAAAAATATCTAAAATAATAGCTAACTAAAAAATATTCGTTTTACTACTCAGATCTACTCTCAACCAAGGGTATATATCAAAGTATCAGGGGAGATTTACTAAGTGTCATGCCAAAGGACAACTATTGGGGCTGTGCACAAACTAATCCATCTCAAGAAGGACTTGCGCTTCGTAACTTACGAAGACAATCCTTCAACGCTTTATTCCCCTTCTTTTTAGGTAGAACAAAATGGAGACACTATACAACACGCCCTTTATTTCCAGGTTATGTCTTGATAGAACTAAACCCCGAAAGAAACTGGAGCCCTATAAATGGTACACCCGGTATTCATCATCTACTAACTAATACAACAAAAACTGACGAACTAATCCCAGCTCGTATACCAAACTCTTTTATCAACTCATTAAGTCGAATTTTAGTAAGCAATCCCGATAACGTAGTAATTCCTCTTGGAACAAAAGTACGAATTTTAGCTGGAGGAGCCTGGAACAACAAAGAAAGTTATATTTCGGAATCATCTCATGATCGTATAAAGGTTCTATTCTTGCTTCTAGGTAAGGAAGTTGAAGTAGAATTTATGTCCGAACAAGTTGAAGTATTAGAAGAGGCTTAGTATGTTAGTTCCAGTTAAAATTTGTTCTAATTGCGGAGTAGCTTTTGGTATGCACACAGTCGAGTGCCTGAACAATAAACGCCACCAAGAAACGCGAGCGCTCGAAGCCATACGTACTCTAATCGAATACATTGGCGACGATCCTAACCGTTCTGGTTTAAGAGATACCCCTAAACGAGTGCTGCAGGCTTGGAAACAGGACTGGGGTACTGGATACCAGGAATTAGATGTGGATGATTTAGTTACCACCTTTGATAATGATGACAATTATGACGAAATGGTATTCCTACCCAATATCTCATTTTATTCTTTTTGCGAACACCATATTTCACCATTTTTTGGTAGTGCTTACATAGCATATATTCCAAACCACAAAATCATCGGCATTTCTAAACTAGCGCGTATCGTCAGGCATTTCTCTTCAAGATTACAAATACAAGAAGGACTTACCATACAAATAACAGACTTTCTTGTTAAACACCTATCTCCAGATTGCGCACTCACCCTTGAGGCCACTCATTTATGCATGGCATCACGCGGCGTTCGTGAGCCGCACGCAACCACTATCACTACTTCTTTACGTGGCGTATTTAAAACGGACGACGCCGCCCATTCGGAATTCGAAAGCAAAGTTTTAGCTGCAAAAAAGAAATAAAACGATGTTCCTTCCGCATCAAGACATCAAACGTCTAGCTATGGAAGAGAAACTATTATTAGATCCATTTTCTGAGCCTGCCAGACACGGCGGCGTGAGTCACGGATGTGGCCCAGCTAGTTATGATTTAAGAGTTGATCGAGACTTAACCTTTTGGCCGGGACACTCACGCCGCGCTGATGCCATCGAACGCATTAAAATGCCAAAGTATTTGCTTGGTTTAATATTTTCTAAGTCTACTTGGGCTCGCGTTCATATCGAACACGCAGGGACTGTGGTAGATCCAGGCTTTGAAGGCGTACTTCGTCTGGAAATCAATATGCATTACGGCGACAACGTAATAGACATTCCTGCGGGTACAGGAATAGCGCAGATTTTATTTGCTCCGCTTTGTAACTTACAGATGCTAATTCAACTAGGTTTAATCCAAGATACAGTATATCCATATGGCGGCTTCTATTTAAGGCAGGGCCCTAATCAAGATGCGATATTCCGATGATTACCGATAAACATCGCAATTTTGCAAGAGAAGTTATAGCGCTTGCGCGTAAGCATCAAATGACAAGCTTAACCGTACGGTTTCGCAACAGTATAAGCGATACCAAAGATCAACCTACATCTGAATACTACGAAGAAGTAACTTTAGCTTGGGCTGAGGGACGTCACGGAGAACAATCAAATATAAATCTTGAAACAAGAGCTATGCAACAGATCCCCGAATAATCACTAATCCAATGCCTAAGAATAACTTACACGTATCACCAAAGAAGAAAAAATGGCAAATTCGTCGTTCGCGGGCTATTAGAGCAAGTCGCGTTTTTACAACAAAAGACGAAGCTATCGAGTATGCGTATGACGTAGCTCGGTTTGAAAAACTAGTTGTATTTATCTACAATAATATAGGACGTATAGAAGAACGAGTAGACTTTTCAATTAGGTTTAAACGGTAAATAAATGATCGCTCTCCGAAAGCCTACGCCAAAAACACAATTAGAACCACAAATACAAATTATGATAGACAGTGGCGCATTTTCAGCATGGCGACTTAATAAAACGGTTGACTTAAAAAAGTATTGCGATTTTTTATTAGCTAACCAAGATTGGATACATAGTTACGTTAACCTAGACGTAATCAAACCAGGCAATCCAGAAACTGCAGCAAAAGAAGGTTTTGACAACCTACTCTATATGAGATCACGCGGACTAAATCCAATTCCTGTTTACCATATAGCTGAGGATATTTCCTGGCTATATCGTATGCTAGATTTGGGTTGTAACTATATCGGCCTTGCTGCTACGTCTCTCGACGCGCGTAACGCAACCGACGATTGGTATGCAATGGCATGGTCGCGCCTTGTTAATAATCAAGGCAATCCCATCGTTAAAGTTCATGCATTTGGCGATACAAGATTAAAGCTATTAACAAAATATCCTTGGGCGTCGGCTGATTCGTCAACCTGGATTAATGGGCAAAAATATGGAGTGATGCTTTTACCAAACGGGAAACGCGTGTCTTACCGGCAAAAACTTGATAGTTCTGCCTCAATGCAAGACATTGATCTGTTATCCGAACTCGATCAAGAACAGTTTAACAGAATACTAAAGGAACTTAACCTCGACCGTAACTCGTTAGGAGAACGAAAATCCCGCGAAGGTATAGTAGCAAGACCATATATTTGCGCACGTTTTTACGTCGAAATAGAAAAACAAATACAACCTTTACTGCCCATTGCCTTCTATCCACAGACAGGACTTATTTCCAGTCTTTTAAATAACGGATCTAAAGAAATTACTTTAACTAATTTTGATCTATTTATGGCAGTTGGTACAAATAACTCAACCCTTCCAATACTATACTATGCGGGCAGTAAAAAGCATCTTGTATCTTACTTTTACATAACGGATCGTATAAGAAATGCTTTACGCAATTACTGCAAAAATCCGTTAAATGTGGTATCTAACAAACCGTATAATACTTATTATGATGTTTTAACGAGGATAGTTAAAAGATGACACACTGGTTAAAACATTTACTTGGTTATGAATTCTCGATATATGCTCAGGTAACTAAATTTGATAACGACCCGAGATACTGCTGGATAGGTTATCGTTGTGCAATCTGTAAAAAAGTATATAATTGGCAATGAACCCAGCGACGCTACACATCTATGTAAAGAAATTGCTATGACTATTTCTGGACAACGTCCCTGTGCTTGCGGTTCCGGACAACCTAAGCATGCCGTCTACGATGCACGCGGTATCTTTTTAACCTATGTATGTGATAAATGCGAAAAGAAAAAGCTTGCAGAGTTTCGACCTGAGGTCTTAACTAATCCTAACTACTCACACGACGAACCAATCGAAGTAGAGTAATGATAACGTATTCTTGGGCAATAAGCGGTACTTCTACTGATGGTAATTGGCATAATACTGGTACAGCAAAGTGTCATACTATTGAAACTGCACTTACAATAGCGCTAGCAGATAACGCTAAACTACTTACTCTGAATAAAACAGTTTTTGCTTTTACTGTCACAAGAATTATTATCGACGAAGTGAGAAATTTAAAATGCTAGCCTCTGATCTCTACAATAAGTTATCTCCATTTGCATTTTTGTGCAACAAAAACGCCTTGTCGTCAGCCTATCAAGTTCTTCATATAACCCCAACTTCTGTTCGCGGGTGCGCTGCGTTTGGTATTATGGAAGTGGAAGTTGCTTTAGACGACATCAAAGACTTTTACATAGATGCAGATACATTTTTATCAATTCTAAAAAATCTACCTAATGCAGAACTCGAGTTATCACTAAAGGATAAAGTATTGCACTGGCTATGCGGACCAGCACGCGGACAGTACGCTTGTAAAGACCAAGTTACGATGCCAGAATTAAAGTGGGAAAAAACCCCAAGCACAGAACTTCCTTCTGACTTTAGTAAAAACCTTGAACTCGGATCGTTAGCTTGCGGCACAACAGCTTTGCTATCAGTTGGACTATATGGAACAGTATTAGAAAATAATAGCGAATTGTGCGCTTATGCTTCTGATGATACTACAATATCTTGCTGCCAATTATCAGAGGGCATAGAAGACTCGGTTGAAAAAGCAACATTCTCGCCTGATGCCTGTCGACTTCTTGGAGTAATCACTAATCGAAACAAAGCTGCCCTAGCTATCGATGCAACTACTCTTTATTGCCAAACCTCGGACACAAAACTCATACTTAAACAAATCCCTCCTCTAAAACAAGACATTAATAATGCTTTAGAAAACTTTCAAAAGAGCGATATATCTATTTCACTAAACCGCGAGGTTATCAAAGCTTTTATTGCGCGCGCCGAGGCCTTAACTGAAGAAAAAGGCCGCGCTGTTGTGACAATCTCCGTTGAAGACAGAGCTACTCAATTACGTTTCGTGGAAAATACAAGCATAACCGAACAATTTTATCTAGTTGAAGATGCGCCTGACATCAAAGTACCTCCTATTGCTATAGAAGCGCGACGCCTTTCCAAAGCATTAGCTCACTCCAAAGAAATTATCTTTGATTACGCCGAAAAACGCGTACTAATCTTGAGGGGCGATAACGAGTTTCAGTTTGTAATTATGGGCAAGAGACAACAATGAATTTAGACCCTGATACTGCCTTTTTTCTAAGTCAACTCATTGCCGGAATAATCATGATTCCATTAGCCTTTTTCCTAACGAGGTAAAAATCTATGCGCGTGCAAATCTACCAAGAAGAACTCGGCGAAGGTTGTGAGGTTATCCAACAAACATCTCGAAACGGCGAAACTTTTTATGGCTTACGAATTTGGCTCAAAACATGCCAATCATTGCTAGATCATTCTACTAAAGAAGACGACGACCGAAGTGCTGTTACTTTCTGGTGTAGAAATCTAGGCGATTTAGGGATATTAGCTTACAATATGCAGGAAGCAATTACGCGTGCAGCGCCGCCAATCAGATAAACGCGCGCGTAAACGGGGTCGTAAATAGCGTACTTTGATGTCCGCTATAGGGATAAGTTTTAAGCTAAGATTTGCATTTACAATCCCGTTTACGGCGAAGTAAAATGGGCTTCTTCCTAAACGAGCAGCAAGCCGCAACCCTAGTCGCACGACCCAAACCTAAACCGCGTAACGGTAAAACTACCAACATAGAAAATACCCCACGCGGCTGCGAATTTTGTCCTCTACAAGATACCTGGAAGAATATATCCACTCCGCAAATGCCAGTTGTTGGAGCTTGGAATATCGGGGACGGGCGGAACAGATCTGATCTATCAATCGAAAATTGCGACATTCTAATCTTGGGCGAGGGTCCGGGAGAACAGGAGGATATAAAAGGAGTGCCTTGGGTTGGTGATGCAGGAAAGTTCTTACGCAAACATATCCCAATGCGGCTCACAGAGCAGATTGCTTTATCAAACAACGTAAGATGTCGGCCGCCCGGAAATCGAACGCCAACCGGATTAGAAGGACATTGCTGTTCTATTCATCTCGAAGAAGACATAGAGAAACACAACTTTAAAGTAATTCTTGGATTAGGAGGATCACCCCTTTCGAGATTTATTACCGAAGCTCCAATTACCCATATTCACGGAACACGATTTCCCGTAAGGATCGGAGACAAGATCCTTTGGTACTACCCAACTTTTCATCCTTCTTATCTACTGCATAACGGCGGAGAGCGTAGTTTACAGTTTCCGGTATTTGCAGAGGATTTACGTAGGTTCTTCCGAGAATACGAAAAATGGAAAAAGCCGCACATCGAGGATATAAAACCAGAAGACGTAATTTGTGTATACAATAAAGATGAGGCTTTTGCCTTATATGAAAAACTAAAAGGCGGCGTAATAGGGGTAGATATAGAAACGCACAGCGATTATTATCAAACGCATAAAAACAATAAGCTGATTGCTAGGTGTGCGGAGCTTGGTTCTAGAATACTATCAGCTTCCTTTTCTGACGGTGATCTCACTTTTGCTTTTCCAATAAATCATCCCGCACATATAAATGACTGGGGACTAGAATTACTATTGTTAGCTACTAGCGAACACAATTGGGTTGGGCATAATTCAGCGTTTGAATTAGTTTGGTTATTATGGCACGCAAAAAAAGCAGGCATAGAATGGAGTCCCGCTAGGTTTGATGATTCAATGGCGCTATGCCGACTTTATCACTCACGAGAAACTTTACTAAATCTAGGTATCTGTTCTAGGATACATCTCGGAGTTAATATCAAAAAGCTAACAAAAGTTGACCCAAGCAACATTCTTGCTTCCACTCTAGATGACATACTTCCTTATAATGGCCTTGATTCTTGGGCTTCCCTTAAAATTTTAAAAGTGCTTCAAAATAAGGTTAATAAGGATAACTACGAGCATCTTCTCGGATCGATAACTTCAACGGCTTACATGGAGTTTTTAGGTTTACCTATCAATTTAGACGTTGCACATGAGCTTAAAAAAGAATGGGGGGATCTCGCAATAGCTAAAGAAGAAGAAGCCAAGACTTATTATGAAGTAAAAGCATTCGAACGAGAATTACAACAAGAATGGAATATTGGTTCTACTAAAGACGTAGCAACAGCTTTAGTTAATTATGGCAAACTAGATTTACCTAAAAGTGGTAAAGGAAATTATGTTACTGATGACGAAGCGCTATCTCCCTTTGTAGAGACAAATCCCATTGCACGTATAACGCTCGACTACCGTGAAGCCAAAAAACACGAATCTACTTATATTGATCCTATATTAGCAATACCAGAACGATTTGAAGATGGTTTAGCGCACCCAGCTTATAGTACAATGCTAACAGCAACCTTTCGAACAAGTTCCAATGATTTTAATGCACAAAACTTTCCTAAACGTAAACATCGTAAGTTGCGCAGCCAAATCGTAGCACCTCCGGGAGAAATATTTGCCTCTTGTGATTCGGGGCAACTAGAGGCGCGCATTTATGGAATGGATAGTAAGGACACCAATCTATGCGAATCTATAATTCGAGTACAAAAACATCCCGAAGAAGATATACATCTTTATTGGTTAAAAAGATTACTAGCTCTATATCCCCCTTACATGGATAGATTACGACAAAAAGTAAACCAAGCAGAAGAAGCTAAAATAATTAAGTATGGCCGCGATATTATTAAAACAGATTTTACGTTCGCCACCTTTTTTGGAACTACTGCCAAAAATTGCGCTGAGCGAACAGACGTTCCTTTTCCAATCATGCAAGAATTACTTGGAGAGTTTTGGGATCGTTATCCCCAAGCTGCCAAATACCTAAAAGCCCGGGCACAAGAATATCGAAACACAGGAGGAGTAACTGCCCTAACTGGTATAACGCGTTATGGTGTATTCGGGGGGATGGAATATATCAATACACCAATTCAACATACCGGCGCTTACTTAGTGTTACAAGCTCAAAACGAGCTATCTCAGCTTGCGCTTGAAACCGGAGATATGTACTTACACCCACGAATTAATATTCACGACGATTTAACATTCTTACTCCCAGACCAGGAGGATCGCATAGAAGAGTATATATCAATAATTGCAAAGGCTATGACGCGCGTTCGTTTTCCATGGCAAATAGTGCCGCTCTCAGTTGAAGTAAAGATTGGATACAACTGGGCAGATCAGGAAGAGATTGCAGTTATTACCGGAGACTATGTTAGATGACCATTCCATCAGCGCAAGCTATCGATTGGATCCGAAATAACGTTGGAGGACTTGACGAAAGCAACCCCGACCAAGCATAGCACTAACAGAAATCGCAATTAAAGTTAGATACGCTATGCAAAACCTTCGCTAAAACTGCCGAACAAAATACTTATAAGTTCTGGCGCAATGCTTGTGTAATGAAAGGACAGTGCGCACTTAATGTGATACAAGAAAAGACTAAAAATGACTGATATCCGAGAAACGCTACAAAAAGCAGAAGGCCCAAGTCGTGATCTCGATATGGAAATTGCCGAGCTATTAGCGTGGCCGGTAGATCAACCGGTTCCCTACTACACATTAGACTTCAACTATACGATTAATTACATTGAACAACTTGGTATGGACTGGGTTGCAGGTAACGTAAACGGACAAGTAGGTGGCACGCCATTTGCGCAGGTAGCTTGCACAAACGATCAAGCCTCATACTCTGGAACCGTTATACTATCTTTATGGCTGGCTTGTATTCGCGCTATTATAGGCGACGAAAGACCGCCTAAATCTACACCTACCGGAAAAGCCCTCGATAATCATATTCCTCACTAATTACTAGCTGAAGGAAGAAATAAATGGCGACTAAAAAGGAAACACTTGAAGCGGCACTCCGCGGCGAAGGCTGCTTAGGTAAAGCTGCAGACGACGAACCTGTATTCGTTATTCGTGCCCAAGATATGTTTTCAGAAGGTACGATTTGGTCATGGACATCTCGCGCCGCGAAAGAAAACTGTAATCCACAAAAGATAGAAGAAGCATTACAAACGGCTGCTGCTATGGCAAAATGGCCGCATAAGAAGTTGCCGGATTAAAAATAATGGCTAAATGTCATCATATTCCTGAAGAAGGCTGTTTCGGCCTTCCAGAGGGATGTCCAAATTGCGACGACTTAGACAATCATGATATCTACAAAGAACTAGAGCAGGAAAGGCAGATAGACGAATTTACAGACTTTATAGATTATATGGATAAATTACATAATGCAAAAACGCAATAAACGTAGCATCCAAAAAACGGTTAGACTACCTCTAGATTTACATACTGAACTCTGCAAACGCGGGAAAGTTGCTCCCCAACTTATTAAAGCAGCTCGCGAATACCTTTACCTTATAAAACTTAGAGAAGGTAAAACACAAGAGAAGCATAATGAATAGAGTTATGCTCAACACTCCACTCGCTCAGGCTAATACTTTACTTAAGACTATTGCCCGCGAAGCACAAATACTAAGTACAGAAGAATTAACTAAAGCCCTCGAACAATATGGTTGTGGCTATGATGATTGGAATGCTTTATTTGAATACGAAAAACCACGAATAATCTTTAAAGCTTTAGCTGCGCGCACAAAAGAAGCTTAAAAATGCCTGAACCCTTAATCACGCGCTATCGTCCTAGCACGTTTGAAGAAGTACTAGGCCATGATGATCAGGTAAACGCCTTAAAACGTGTACTAAAAACCGATACGCGCCCCCATGCCTATCTCTTGACGGGACCATCAGGAATAGGAAAGACAACAATAGCTCGTATTATTGCTACTGCAATCGATGCAGAAGTACTTGAAATAGACGCGGCTTCTAACAGCGGCATTGATGCCGTGCGCCAGTTAAACGAACTTGGCCAACATATGAGTCTTTACGGCGCAGACGCACGAATGTTTATCATAGACGAGTGTCACGGCTTATCGCGCCCTGCCATGCAAGCCCTACTTAAACTACTTGAAGATCCTCCCGAACATCTTTACTTAGCCCTAGCTACAACAGAACTACAACGCATTCCAGAAACTATTTTAACTCGCTGTTACCATATTCCATTACGCCCAATTAAACCGACGGAAATCGAAGATCTACTATCAGTCATATGCGAGTGTGAAAACTGGACACCAAATCCAGACGTCTTACAAATGATCGTGCAAGGTTCGACAGGTCAACCAAGAAAAGCACTATCACTATTACAAGCCTGTTATGATGCCCCATCACGAGAGGAAGCCAAACGTATCATAGCTTTGCTTGAAACTTCTGAACCTTTACTTGATTTACTTCGAATTCTAGTTTCTGGACGCCGAGATTGGAAACTAGTACAATCATATCTGGAACAAATAGATGACGCAGACTTTGAAGAAGCATCCGTAGGCGCCGGGAGGTATATTATAAATGCGATGCTGAAAGAACCTGAGGAGAAAAAAGCAGCTAGTATGTGGGCTTTACTTGAAGCATTAGTATATCCCACAGCGACCTTTGACCGCAAGGCTTCCTTCTTTGCGGCTATCGGTCGCTACTTATGGACTAAGATGTAATAGGAGTTTGCGTGTCGGAAAATCTTACGCATAAAGAGAATATCCGCACAATAGCCATGCAATTAGCAGTAGAAATGGCAAAAATTTCTGTCTCTGCTACCCCCGGTTATCCCCAACCCTCTATTTTTGAAGTCGCCGAACGAGTAGAACAATGGCTTTATCAGGCTAATGATATCGATCCCCAAATACTAGTTAAAGAAAAAGATAAAAATATTCATATCGGCCCAACTATAAAGGTCCCATGGAGTAAAAAACGTATTTTTGGAGTTCTGTAATCATGACCGATAAAGAACTGCAGACTGCAAGATTTTGCAGAGTATAGCATTCCTAACAAATTTACTAAAATGACCGAAGAAGAACTTAACAAATACCACGAGCTAAGTTCGCATCTAACTATTGATATGTTGCGACTTGATCAAGACATATTAGAATTACCGCAAATAATTCAAGATGCTGCCGAGTTAGCGGCTTCTATTGCCGGTATAGGACGCGATGCAGAACACTATTACGAAATTACCCGCGCTGAGACTGCAAATAAAATTCGCAATGCTGATGGCGATTCTCCTTCTGAAGCTTATATTACACGCCAGCTCCCATTAGAACAAGAAGTACAAGATGCTAAACATATAATTAACGAGGCTGCTCGCGACACAGCACTTGTCACGGAATTAGTTCGTTCTCTCCGCGAAAAGTCACGATTACTAATAAAGTTATCAGATTTGATAATCGCTGGCTACATCACTCCATCTAGCGTATATTCTAAAGAACAGAAAGAGGCTCGTGTTCAAAGATGAATGTAATTACTTGGACTATAGTTATTATTTGCGGCATAATTTTTGCTTCGCTAATCGTTTACCTCCTAGCACGAATCGGAACTTATGGCGCTATGAAATCCGTATATGCTGCGAAGAAGGAAGCTACTCGTCGTCAATTGCCGCCTATCCTGTAGGAATGTAAGCAAAATGGCCTTCAAGTACCGCCCAAGAAATACTACCCAATGGGACGAATCTTCTACTATAGCCTCTGATTATCAGGGCTTTCTTAAGGACGAATTCCGGTTATATACGCCACGCAAGGGTGATAATGCTATCCGCATCATGCCGCCAACCTGGGACGATGCCGACCACTTCGGACTATTGATTTATGTGCACTACCGCGTAGGTCCAACCCATGCCTCCGTTTTATGCCCATTTCGTATGAAGCAAGAACGATGCCCACTTTGCGAAGACGTTGTAGCCGCTGAACGTAGACATGACGAAGACTTAGCTAACGAACTAAAATCAACGTCTCGTATACTTATATGGATGCTTGACCGTAAAGACGAAGATCAAGGCGTAATAGCATGGGGTCTTCCCATCACAGTCAATCGGGATATAGTAAAAGTATCAAAAGATCGTACAACTGGCGCCTATTATAACATAGATGACCCAGATCAAGGGTATGACATATACTTTGATCGCGAGGGCGATCAAATGACGACAAAGTATAATGGTGTTCAGTTAGCCCGACGTGCCACTTCTGTTGATCAAAGATACTTGGACTATATCGTTGAAAATCCCTTACCCGATATTCTGCAATGGCGCGATTACGACGAAATA